TCAAGTTCCTTAGCCATAGTCGCATTGTCGTTGCCCTCCTGAAAGCGCAAGCATAGCACATAATACTGTTCGCTGGTTAACTTATGGAGTGCTCGGTTGATATCTCCTACCATAGCAAACCAGTTGCCACCTTCGGAGGCTACCTTCTTGGTAGATTGATAGCCCATCTCAGTTAAGGCAGGGGCTACCATGTCACCACGCAGCACAGCAGGCAGCAGCATCTCAACGAGTTCTTTATCGTAGTAATAGTTATCTTCTACGCGATAGCCCACACGCGCAGCCTTCTCCTTCTGACAGTAATCCTTGGCAGTGTTGCGCAGTGAGCGTGCTATCAACTTGGTAGCCTGCTTGCCCTCTAACGCTTCCCATGTCTTGACCTTGTTAGGGTGCTCTAGGAACCATACCCATAACTCTTGGCGTATGTCGTTGGCTTCCACCATCTGAAACTTGCGTCCAAACTCATAAGCAATATTTGCTACTAGGTTATCGTATTGCTCAATTACCACTTCCAGGTCTTACCTTCCACAGTAAATGAGTTATTCACAATAGGTACGATTTGTGGTACCACTGTCTTACCATCAACGTGAAGTATACCAAAGCCCTGCTGCCAAGTGAACAACCCAGCCTTGATATACTTCGCGTTGTTGTAGTTCATCAGGTTGCCTAATTCCATACCCCAAATGGTCTTAGGCTTACCACCACGATAAGTCTGTGTGTGGTGAGTAAGTCCCATGCGATGTGTGTGTCCACACACCACAGACATACCTGAACGCTTTGCTAGCCCGAGGGCTGTAGCCCCAGCCGTAGGCTGGACATTTCCTTCATCTCCATGCATGAGCAACCAACCCGGGGCCAGTTCGTATGGGTCTTTGTGATACTTAATCTCAAGTTCTTTTAATCCTAAGAAGTTTTCTAACTCTAACTCGGGTAAGCCCAACAATCCTGGGGCTCTCATCATGACAGTATTAAACAATCTATCTGTGTGGTTACTGCGCACCATATGCTCAACAGTTAAGTCATAGAGTACCTGCTTGGTCAGGTCGCGGTCACGACCCATAGAGCGTTCAAACTCTAACTCTGTGCCTTTGCTCCACTTGCTGATGGTCTGCATATCCATCTCGTCACCACATGAGACAACAGTATCTGGCTGGTATGCCTTGATAAACTTAGCAATTGCTTTGACTGCTTCTACATCGTGGTACGGTACTTGAAGGTCGGAGATGCAAACTATAGTTTTCATTTCTTTTTCGCTGCTTTCTTTACGGTCTTTTTAGCGCGACGTTTGTTCTCTAATCCCACATTTTTACCTTTGGAAATGGTTCGGAGATTTGAAATTCTGTCATCTCCTGCTCGACCTTTGTTGTTTTTGTGGTCGACTTCTGTTCCTCTTGGTAATGTCTTGCCTGTGGATTCTTCGTAATCAACTCTAGCCTTGTTGCTAGAAGTAGTAGCCACCGTGCCATCTTTTTTCTTTCTCTTAAATACATAGATAGGTCTGCCACCATTGGCTTTGCTACCCTTGTAGGGTCCGAATATCTTTTTCATGTTAATACTTCCTCAAGTTCCTTGACTTCTGCTTCTGGACCCATAAGAAACTTATCAAAGACCCCAGTAATGTAACCTTCTGGGTTCTCTTCAATCAAATCTAATGTTCCCTGAATAGCAGTCTCTTCATCAGTAGCATCTACAATAATTGTATAACGCTGCTTTGTGATAACTCTTACTTCATATTTAGTCATTGGGCCACTTTCCTTGTAGTACTAGCAATCCAATGATTGCATAGTTTGCCATATCCTTGAAGGAATCCTCAAGGGATTCGTGCTTTGGGTCAACATCAGTTTCAATTAAGTTATTGATACGTGCTAACTTATCCCACATACGCACACGCAACCCATTCATTGGGCCACCTGGCGATAGTGAAATATTTTTTGGTCCGTAGTCCCGATGTTTGCTCAACAACAAATCAGCAAGTGAATCCATGGTTTCCCATACATCTAAATCAAATTTAGTTGGCTCATTCATTTTCTTTAAGCAATCCTTCTATGCCAGCCATTACATTATCCATTTCAGAACGAATAACTGCTTCCTCTACAAAGGCCTGTAAGTCATCCCCGCTAGCGTTTACGAGCAATAATGTGGCGCTTTGGATATGGTCATAGGCTGCATCTAAGTCACCAAAATCTACAATATCATTGAGCACACTAAGAAACTCAAACAAGTCAAGCCTGTAACGATTGTTAAGTTTGACAGCCCATGTGTATTCAACACCACAATGATGCATAAACTCAAACAAATCACAAGTAGTAAAATTGCAATTAGGTTCATTGCATTCAAAATGTCCATCCTCTGGCATTAACATTACTGTGCACCTGCAATCTTATTCTTAAAGTATTCAGCACCGTGGATTCGATACATTGAATTAACATCTTCACCATCAGGCATCTGCACTACTACCAAGTTACCTAATTCCCTTGAAAGAGTTTTGCCAAACTCAGCACCAGCATTATCACCATCGGCAAAGAGAAATACTTTATCAAAGTCACCTAGTAATCTTGAGTAATGTTTCTTCCAATTGTTCACGCCTGGAACCCCCACGGAAGGTATATCACAACTAACATCGAGCGTAATCGTGTCAATCTCACCTTCACAAATACATATGTATGTTGATGCCCTAAAGAACGCCGAGACGTTGTAGAGATGTGTAGACGCACCGGCCATACCCATATATTTCGGTTCCGATAAGTCCAATGCCCTAAACCGTAGGTCAACGACCCCCGACCTAGTGATATATGGGATAGATAACCGATTGATGTATGCCTCATGGCCCGTTAAGGGCTCTAGCACGACGCCCAACCGAACCTTCAATGCCTGTTCCATAGTTATACCGCGTTCTGCGAGATAATCTTCCGCCTCGTGCAAGGCGCTGTGGTAATACTTCGCCGCGCGAGTCAGCGATTCCCTGTGCGATTGTAATTGCTTCATGAAAATTGACCCCTTCTTTAAGCATAATGATAGCATATCCGTTGCCCTTGTATGTGCAGCCATGGCACTTGAAGATGTTCTCTTCTAAGTTAACCGCAGAGGAGGCATGAGAATCATTATGAAACGGGCACTTCATCTTAGCCCAGCCACGGCGGGTAGGTACTACTGCACCATAGTGCTCTAGTACACCAACAATGTTAGGGTTATCTCTCATCTTTACGTAACTTTCTTAAGTAGTTCAAGCCATACAGATACTGGCATACTAGCATACCAATCAGCAGGAGAACCCTTCCCTTTACGCTTGTGAATAACCACACCAGTCCATGCTTTTGCGTGTTTGGTTTCAAGTATCATCTCCTCTATCCAGCCCGATAGTGCCATCTTAGCATGGTCTTTGACCTCTATGCAGACACCATTGACCCCAGCGATGTCACCCTTATCTTCTTGTGCCCCTGCTAAACGCCTTTCGGCGTATGGGTATCCATTCTCAATAAGATAATTGACGACATCACGTTCAGCCTTGGAGCCTTTGGCTTTGGCTGGGTTACTCATTTAGTAGTAGCCGTGACGATTATGAAAGGCCAGTGCCTTTGATGGAGTGCCGTATCTGTGTTTAATATATTTGAGTCCTAAATCAATTTGCTTTACCATAGGGGTATCTTTGGGCATATTAAGCATTTGTGGTATGCCGTAGGCAGATGAGTGTGGGTTATCTGCGGTGTAATCCCACCGGGATTCTCTATCCCATAGAATGAATAGAGACTTCCATTCATGGTTACTTCTGTATGTGGCTAACACTTTGACCTTAGCAATGTCTTTAGCCATCTTTTTCATTTGAAAGATACTTGTCAGCACTATTGGTGCTTTGCATGGTACCATCTCGGTAATAAAAATCTGCGTTCTCAAAAACATCGCACCCACAGCGTGTGGCAAAGTTCCCACAAAGACCGCAAGTGCCATTATCCAAATATATGTTGTTCGTTTCATTGTTACTCCTCAGTAGGGGCAGTTGCCTGTGTTCCACAGTCAGCACACTCCATATCTAGAAAATACGAGCCAATAGTACCATCTTCATCAAATGCTACCTTTAGGTTCCAAATAAAACATCCACAGATACATACCGTGGTTGGTACACCACGAATATCCATCGCCCTTGTATAATCAGGTTTTAACTCGGTTATATCTTTAGTCATCTTATGCCCTCTCGGGTATGTCAGAGACATCCATAATTTCAGGATTAAACTGCAACCAATAAGCCGTATCCCCTGACGGGTCGGCTTTGCCGTATCGGTTCTTAACAGGGGCTATTGCTATATAGCCCGGTGCGTTAGTTCCAATCGTACATATCAACGCTGGTAACTGTGCAACCATTCCCTGCAAAGCAGAGCGAGGTTGGCACGGATTACCACTATATGATTCTTTGGTATGATGTAGCACTAGCACTGCAGCATTGGTATCGCGTGCTAGATACTTGAGTTCTTTCAGGGTTGAACGCATGTTGGCAAACTCTTCTCCACCATCATTGGCGATATCCATCAGGTTATCGACAACGATAAGTGTAGGAGAACAGCCCCATAGTTCCTCAAAGGCAAGTACCTCTTGGTCTAAATCCACCAACGTAGGAGATGATTCAAAAGACCAAAAGATATGCCCTGAGTGTTCATTGATTACTTGACGAGATGTTGCAACCTGCGTCTCAAGAAGCATCTCTGCCTCTGACTGTGGCTTGCCAGTAATCATTGATAGTAGACGCATAGCCATAGTGTGTGCATTGGTATCAGCGCTGACATAGAGTGTCGGCACCTTAGAACGCAACGCAATTGATAAGGCAAGAGTTGACTTGCCCGCACCAGGAGTACCAGCAATCATAGATACTTCCGCTCTGCGGATAACAACTTTGTTCACTTCAAAGGTCTTAAAGACAGTTGGCAGGGGTTCCCCACCGATGTCCTTACTACCTACTGCGCGGGCAAGTGTTCTCATGTCTTAGAAACTATTCCATGCTGGCTCGCCACGGCGTAGCCATTCAGGTTCACACTGGTCAGGAGTTCCCTTTGGAGAAGGACACATGTATGCCTTCCAAGGACCCTTAGCACCGCTACCTGTACGTGGTGTCATAGACCCATGCTTACAAGTTTTACCTAATGGACCCATTGTATTAGTAGCAGTTTGTGTTGGATGTGCAGTATGGTCTGCTTCGGCACCAGGATATACCTGACGTATGTTTGCTACTGCTTGAACTGCACTCTGTGGTGCACCTAGTAAGGAAGTAGCCATAGTCTTGAGTACATCTTGTGACTCTTCGACCCCTACCACTTGCTCTAATGCCTCACAAAACCCCGTGTAGGTCTCTGAGGAAACAACGAAGATTCTGCCATCGTTGAGTTTGCTACTGACTTGGAAATTTCCAGTCATCTCTTGCTCCTTGTCTGTTGTTGTTGAACTCTATTGTACGCGTGAATTAACATACTTGCAGGCAGACATTACACCACAACGCCCACAGTTAGACAGGTTAGGCAAGAAGACAGTATCTTTGCGTGCCCTGTCAAAGGTGTTGAGCATGTCCTCAATGCGCTCTGCATGTAGGTTCTGTAAGTTCCATAACGAAATGTTACCAGTGCGTGCATCCCAGAAACCTGCCTTGTCGACAGTAATCCCTTGTTTCTCAAGCGCCCACGCATAGACCGCGAGTTGCAAGGGATGCCTCTGAGATGACGCACCAGTTTTGATATCGAGGAGTACCCGATTCCCCTCGAAGTCAACCATGACACGGTCAATTGCCATTTTAACCGTAGCATTATCTATATCAATCTCATATTCTTTTTCAACAAAATTTTCATATACGTTCCAGCTTTTGCGGAATGTAATCCATTTATCGAGCATCCACAAGCCCTCACCATACCACCATGACATGTCTTCTCGCTTGGCAAACTGCCAAGTATTCATATCACCATAGAGGCCTTCATCTTCTGCAACCTGCTCATACCAGACTTTATTCCAGATAGTTTCGGCGTCGCCACCTTCTAGGTCATAGACCTCAGTAGCCTTATGGACGGCAGTACCGCCAGTAAACCAAACAGCATGGGCTTCTTGTGCACCCTCAACCTTGGTAAGGTAATACTTCCATCCGCACTCCTGCCACGTACTAAGGCTGGAATAGGATATATGTTTAGGTAATTCGCTCATAATCATAGTGTAGCACAATCACAAGCATCGTATGGGTCAAAGGAACAAAACTGGCAACCCATTATTTCATAGCATAATTTGCACTGGTATCGGAACTGGTGCTCATCGCAACAGACCCATGATTCATCAAGGATATTATAATGCTCTGTTTCATCTATTTTATTTGTCATAGAAGAACCCTACCATACGGGTTTCTTAAATGCTGTCTGAGCCAGATTTTAAGAAACGCCCCCCTACCCCCCATAGAAAACTAAGGTGGTCAGGGGAGTGGAATCAGACATATGTCGTCACCGTCATTTGAAGTTTCCGCCCCACGGTTTCCCGCCCACGAACCA